GCCCCCCCTGGAAGAAAGATTTACTGGTATACTCGGACGAAGACTTGGCGGAGCAGATAACGAGACGAAAGGAACATGCGATACGCGAGACCAAGAAGCGCTTTATAAAACTGGAAAAGCAGTATAAGGAACTTCAGGAGTATATCATGTCACTGGACGAGGAAGATGACGACTACTATGACGAATACGAGTTGTATCACACCATGATGGAGGAAAACTTTTTTGAGCAAAACGCGTTGACGAGAAAACTGTTAGCTCTGCTTGTGGTTAAATGATGTAATTCTATGTAAAAATTCTCTAAATAAAAAGTAAACGATTTGTAGTTATATATGAGTTTCAATATTCGCGAGTTCGATGTGTCTACAATATCGCCAGGGGCAATCGTCGGAGTCGTTGGGAGACGAGGAAGCGGGAAATCTATTATCATCAAAGATCTGTTGTATTCTAAGAAGGACGTTCTGCCGTTCGGGATGGTCATGAGTGGTACAGAAGCAGGAAATGGATACTTCGGAAAATTCATTCCCGAGGTTTTCGTGTACGACGATTTCGACGGGGCTTCTCTCGAAAAACTCCTCGAGCGACAGAAAAAAGCCTCCAAGAAGGGAAATATGCAACGTGTCTTTGTGGTTCTCGATGATCTTGCGTACGACTCATCAATCATGAAGAAGCCTGTATTGCGTTATATCTTCATGAACGGAAGACATCTGAACATTTTTCTTATTTTTTCGAGCCAATATGTTGCCGATCTTGGACCTCCGGCAATCCGCGCGAACATCGACGTTCTTCTGGTGTGTCGCGAAGCAATTCAAGCAAACCGTCAGCGTCTGTATGATATGTTTTTCGGTTGTTTTGAGAACTTCTCGGATTTCAACAAGGTGTTAAACGCGTGCACTGAAAATTACGGCGTGCTGGTCTTAGACAACACGAAACTGAGTAACGACCCGACTGATTGCGTTTTTTGGTGGAAAGCGAAGATGAGGGACGACTTCAAGATGGGGGCGAGATGTTTTTGGAGGTTCTCTAAGGATAGAGCGAGAAAGGACGATGATGACGATGAAGATAACAATGGGGTCATTTTGACTAAAAGAAGAAAGTAATAGTTTGTCATTTGATCCAATATTACCATATCGTCAGTTTGTTGTATAAATATACACTATTCCTACAACATTTACTTTGGTATAAAAAAAATGATTTTAAGCACTTTTTTGTATGAGGTTATTTTAGTATATTACAATCATATTACAAAAATTATGACAATATTTCCAAAACATCGTATTAACTGCCTTGGTTTCATAACAAAGAATGGAAAAATAGTAAACACTCGCCTAGATAAATCTGGTTATGAAACTGTGGGTATACTTATTGGAAATAAACGTCATTGGATTCAAATACACAGAGCGATGTGTTCTAGTTTCCTTGGTCGCCCCAACGATGACCAAACTGCGGACCATATATACAGAGAACGAAAAAACAACTCTATATGGAACCTCAGGTGGTATACTCCACCACAACAAAATATGAATAGAGGGAAAATGAAAAATAGAGCAACGTGTATTCCAGTCGTAGGAACCCATATCAAAAATGACACAATCGTAGAATTTGATTCCATTGAAGACGCAATAGAAAATGGGTATTTTGGTGCCGGGAAGTGTTTGAGAGGAAAACAGAAAACGTCTGGCGGTTATATATGGAATACGCCTCCAGAACTTCCAGACCTTATGTGGGAAACTTGGAAGTTATACAAAACGTATAAAGTGTATGATGTGTATATCAGTAATATGGACCGGGTGGCGTTTGAATTCAACATCAAAACATACAGATATAGAAAGAAGATGTATTCAAATGAACTTACTTCGCATAACGGATATCATACTTTCAATGACCAATTGTTTCATCGTGTAGTGTGGTCCGTGTTTTTTGGAGAAATACCGGACGACTTAGTCATACATCACTTAGATGCCGATAACACAAACAATTCGTTAGACAACTTGGAATGCACTACACAGAACGTGAATAACCTTGCTGCTCACGATTGTGGGAGTTATAAAGGGACAAAAACAGAACGTCAACCCATAAATATAAAGGGAGTCCATTACACATCTTGCCACGATGCTGCTAAAAAGTTGAACATATATCATAATACTATCCGTTGGCGTGTTGATAGTGATAATTTCCCAGATTACGTTTATGTGTAAAAACATTTTACGAGTGTGTAAATATAAACATTGGAAAGCGAAGGTGAGAGACGACTTCAGGATGGGAGCGCGGTGTTTTTGGAGATTTTCTAAAGATCGCGCGAGAAAGGATGACGATGATGAGGAAGACAATCATGGCGTTAAGCTTCTCAAAAGTAGGCATAAGTAGTTGCGTAAAAACTACGAATCTTAAAAAAATATATACACTAACCAACGATGGTATTCGCAAACCAATCTCTTGTTGAAATGCTCAGGCTATACTCTTCTATCATCGGTAATTCAACTCCTGAATGCGAAGCCGCGTTATTCGCCAACTTGAAACAAGAGGCGAACGCAATAGAACCAGGATGCATCACGTCTGATTCGATGACGGCATACGAAGCCTTTTTGTTGGTGGAAAAGCTACATATGGGGAATGTGACCGTCCCGCATTTGGACGTCGCTGGCTATGATGACACTGTAATTGACCTGTCGAAGTGGGATCCGATGAACCCCATAGATGATACAGACCAATATCCCGGAGGGGAGTGTAATACCTCGTGGAGAGAGTTGCGTTATAAAAATAATACTGATAACACTGATGATGACGTCGCGGATGATATTACAAAGCTTTCCCTGAAATAGTTTACATATGTATGAAAATATAGTTTGTCGATACGGAAGTATACTCATATCGACATGACCTATCATTTATTGAAGCTAAATAATCTATATTTATACAAAATGCCATATAAAGATCCTACCAAGCGTAAAGAAGCTACAAAAAAATACGATACAAAACACCTTAAAGATCTGGATGTTCATGCTCGCGAATCAATATTGACCGGGGAGATCATAGATCAACAAAAGTGGAATGCCTGGTGTAATAGAATTAAAAGCGGTGCTAGAAAATATCCGTATTCGGGTGATTTCACAAATGATATAATGTTCAAAATGATGATTAAAGGATGTTTATATTGTGGAGATATAGCCACAACAATTGACAGATTAGATTCTACTCTCAACCACACACCCGATAATTCTGTTGGAGCGTGCAAGAGTTGTAACTTTTCCAAGGGGAGTGCGGACCCGTCGACGTTCATTAGAAAAGCGTGTTTTCGTGTTAACGGAAAGTATATAGACAATGTAGATGACATCTGGTATACGCATATTATAAAACCAAGGGTAGTATATTATAAATGGTCTGCTAACAAAAGAGGTATTCGATATGAGTTGACAGACGAAGACTTTGACCAGTTGATCAAAAGCGACTGCAAGTATTGTAAACGTTCGTCTACATCGTGGTTTGGAATTGACCGTGTTAAACCAGAAGATGGATATGTTATCCAAAATGTTGTCCCTGCATGTTGGGATTGCAACGTTGATAAATACGAAGACGACTATGAGACGATGATGGCGCGAAACACGAAAATAGTTAATAGAGTTAAAACTGGTAAGCTTATAATCGAAGATTGTCCCAAAGCTGTTCTTCGCAAAGGGCGTCTCAAGACAGCCAAGAAAGTGTGTGCGTATGGAAAGGTATATGACAGCAAGGCAGATGCGTCAAGATCACTCGGGAAGAGTGATACTTACGTATATCGTTGTATCAAGAATGGTATACATTCAGGCGATATCTTTGAAGTTGAATAAATGTTATATAGTCACTTTATGTATATAATCCCCACGATTGTATATACATAAAATGAAAAAATTCATTATAGACGGCTTCAACGTCGACGTAGGTCAAAATGCCCGAGAAAACGACGTCCTCACTCTGGGCGCGGCCAGCAAGGATATATGGTTTCATGTTGAAAACTACCCTGGAAGCCATGTGATTCTGAGGAACCCGGTCGAAGACATTAACAGGGCTACGATACACGAGGTGGCAAAACTCGCAGCGGCTCATTCTAAACGCAGTGGAAATGTGGATGTCATTTACACGGAAGCGGTGTACGTTGAAAAGAAACGTTACGCAAAAGCGGGCGAGGTTGAAGTTTCCGTTTTTTCAAGAATAAAAGTGCGCGTGTAAGAACTTATTAATTATAATGTAAAAATCAGTAATGCCAACAATTGGGATAGATCCAGGGACCAAGAACCTTGCGCTCTGCATGGTAGACGGTCAGAAGATCGTGAAATGGGATGTTATCAATATTTTTCCAGATCCAAAGGGTATAGCCGACGGTTTGGACAAAATAAATTTTGCGGACTGGGTCAAAGAATCTACCGATGTTGTGATCGAGCGCCAGCCGACCAAGAACCCCCGCGCTGTCCGCATCCAACATTACATAGAAATGTTCGGCGCTATGAACGGGGGGCGCCTGTATTGCATAGACCCGAAGCATAAGCTGTCGTTTGCATCTTCCACCAGTTATTGGCCAGAACGCGACATACTCAACTGGTCTTATAACGAACGTAAAAAGCTTTCCGTAGAGACCGTTGCGAACTTCATGAAGAATACCGAGCAAGACGAGCAGTTTGTGACTATGTTTGAAAAAAGCAAGAAGAAAGACGATCTTGCAGACGCGCTGTTACATTGCCTTGCGTTTGACAACAATATAAAACACACTCTTTCCGACGTAAGAAAAAGCGCTATCAGGAACATAAAACCAGTGAAACCCTCGGCAGCCAATACAAAGAGCAAAAAGTATACGCAAGGGAACCTCAAGTTCCTCGCTAAGTCCTGGCTGTCCTCCTTTGATACTTTCCAGATGAATGGTGAGAAGACTGATGGATTTACAGAGTCATGTTGCAGACATTTTAATGACGTTTCGAATGCGTTTTTACAGCTAGGAGGCAAATAATCATGATTGGGTCCAAAAATAACCCGACGAGTCGCATTCTCCCGTCAGGATGTTGTATATTTCGTCAGATTCGATTTTGTTATACGTTTTCTTGATCTCGTCGAAATTCGCATACTTTGTGATTTCGAATGAAGACTTGCAGATCCGCACGATCTTCTTTGTACTGTCCAACTGAATTCGGTCGAAGGAAACATCCCTATTCGAGCGAACCGGCACCTTGTTTATTGGGGTCTTGGCGGTGGCGTTTTCCTTCTTTCTCTGCTTTGCCTGCTTTGCCATGTTATTTTTGAAGATCAGCCACGCTTCGTCGTCGAACACTACTTGAGGGGTCGCATCCATGAAATATTCTGCTGTTGGTGCTTGGAATGTGGATCGTATCTGTCTCACTACGTTTTCATCGTGGAAGGACCTCCCGGAAGAGAGCATTTCGAACATTACGGACATGTTTGCGTTTGTTTGTATAGGTATTCCCATATAAGTTGTCATACATTTTATACGCCGTGGTGTACCTGGGTCAAACGACTACTTTCTTTCTTGGATACGTTTTTTCAATGCGTTTAGCTGTGCGGCTTTGTTACCTGGAAGTACTTTGGGGATATTCTTTTTATTTGGTGCAATCTTGGGTGCATTCCTTTTTGGTTCGGGAATATTCTTCTGCGAATCGTCGCGCACGTACACAACTGACGATCTTTTGAAGGCGTCGAAGCAGAATTCGTTTTTCTTCGCCTTGGTGATTGAACACGAGTTAGTGTCCACGCAAAATGCCTTGTCGGCAGCCCAGTCGCTCTTCATCAGCGCACACGGCATCTCCCTGGTAATAGCAGCTCCTCCCATTGCGGGGTCTCCGCTTCTGGCCGCCCAACCGTTATACACGTACTTGTCGCCATTGCACGTGACTCCGGCTATAGCATGGCCGAGCGAGCAAGCGTTGCTTATGTATGACGGGAGAATACACGAGTCTAGGACATACACGCGTTTGTTGTATACTATTTTTTCAGGGTGTCTGGTGAGATTTATTCCCTTTACTTCGTACATTTTAGGTCTGTATGTTATCCACGCCTTCTGTAGATACGACTCTCCCGCTTCTCTGTGAACGACGATGACTTCTGGGTTGTCCGTATCGACAAACGCCCCCTTCGGGTCTAATGTTTTTACGGCATGTTTCCATTTTTTTTCGTCAACGGGGAGATCAAAGTTGTATGCTGAATACACGGCCTCCGTACTACCCCTTGGTACCGTCACTGACAAGTGTGGGATTTCCATGAATGCGAATAACTTGTGTTGATACGGGCCGTATGGCGCTCCTTCGTCGACTTCTCCCGACTTTGAATCAAAGTATACCGGGTCGTAACGCCTGAGAGCTCTCAGAAAAGCCCTTGGTTCCAGTTTACCAACGACGTCCTTGTCTAGAGAGTTGATTTCGTAGTTCATCATTATCTTCATCATGGCCTCCGCGATAGGGGATTTCCAATCATTCTTCTTTATCAGCAGCTTGGCGTGAGAAGCTGATACTCCGCGCATCCTTTGGCTGAAAAATATCGTCATGACCAAGGCAGCAAACCAGCATACCCCGCCCCGCTGGGTTGGCGTATACACCCTGGAACAGTCCTTAGCTACGAGCTTTACGTTATCCATTATTATAAATAATATATTGTTTTTTATAATAATGGATGAAGGTGTAATAAATGTCGTAGATAATGGGAAGATAAACATCATCAAAATTCTCACATCCCCCGGTCCGAAGTTATCGAGGCCAACGGAGACTTTCAAGAAACAAAACACGTTCACCCCGCGGTTCGTTCAAAACGGAAACTTGATATACACGTGCAACTTGTTTTCAATGAATATCCCGTGCGATGACGGGATGGCCTCGGTAGATATGGCAGAACACTTGAACGGAGGTATCATGAAGATTGCGTATAAAGGGGTTGATTTCGCGGCTCCGTCTCTTTCTGCAATAGGTGGCATGAATACGTCGGCGGTCTTTGATGTCCAGAAAACCGAGAGTGCGTGCCAAAGAAAAGTGTGCGAGTCGGGGTGTAGAGACGTTATGTTACCCGACGAGATATCGGATATAGCGGCCGACACAAGAACGGTATTGATAACCACGAAGATGATGTCTGAGTCCTCCCCCGGCGAACCTATGTATGAACACCCCGCGCGACTCATGAACCTGAATTCAGAATTCGTGTCCGATATTGTTCATACAAAAAGGCTTCATATCGTGGCACCTGGAATTTTAGATTATTATGTCCGCGTAAACATCCCCGCGATTTATCTGTGCGGAACTATTGAGGTATTGTCTTCTACCTTTTGGAATGACATTTTGATTCAGTTGATCAAGACAAAGGGGGCTTGGGAAGTACTCAAAGACAGATATGACGCGGCGTCTTCTCCAGGGTTTGTGATCGCTAAAACTCCGGATGTTGCGATGGGTGTTTCTTTGATGGAGTGGCCTCGGGGGGCGATCGCGTTTCCTCCGGAGGTTCGGTACAAAGAATTCGAAAACGTGAACCGGTGGGGGATATACCAGCAATTGGGGAGTTCTAAAAACTCTACTATCAAGGTCCCTGGTGGTGAATACAGTTGGAGGATCAGGTTTTTCTTCGGAGAAATTTGGAGAGTGCAAGAATGTATAAACAATATAAAACCACGGAAACACGGAAACGATCACAAGAAATTATTTGTTGACCAGCATCATTCTGATAAGAAATTCCACGAGCATGCGTACCCGATGTAAGTGTATGAAATCACAGTTTGTCGATACGAATACATAATCATAACGACAAAATTACGGACGGACATGGGCACTTATTTGATCGTTTTACCTCTCCCCCAGTAACCTGGATGGCACGCGATTGGTCTTTTAAGTTGTAAATTATTCGTCTTTATAATGTCGGACCACAACACACAGCGGTCGCCAGTGCCAGATGTGTCTAGACTCTGATACCCTGCTTTCAATAACTGCCTGCGAGCATCACAAAAGTCTAAAATCCATTTCAGTTCATCGGGTTCGCTTTTGTTTTTCATTTTACGAAGAATTGGTGTCAGACTCATCAAATCTGGACCGTGGTTTATTGCAGTATCAACTATAAATCCTCTGGTAACAGGCAATATCAGTTTTGCTCCTGGGCGTTTATCACACGAGCCAGTCTTGCTTGCGAAATCATTGGCAAAAGTCCAATACAGTTTGATGTAAATTTTCCACACCGCACGCTGCCATTC